AGCAGTGGTTATCGTTCTTTACCTCTTAATAGACATCTTGGAAGTAAAGACACCTCAGCACACACAAAAGGATTAGCAATCGATTTTATATCGCCAAATTATGGCACTCCGAGAGATATAGTAGCAGCTATTGTTGAATCTAATATAGATTATGACCAAGTTATTTTGGAGTTTGATAGATGGGTTCATCTTGCATTTACGCAAACTGATGTTCCACGCAAACAATCATTAATCATTGACAAAGAGGGAGTAAAACCCTTTGAAAATATTATTTCTTGATATAGAAACCAAAGCAACAGTCATAAAAGCGTGGGGTCTTTATGATATCACCGCAAGTCTCAATCAAATTATCAGTCGTGGTTCTGTGATATGTTGGGCAGCTAAATGGGGTCATTCAGATGAAATAATTTTTGATGCTGACTGGATATCATCTCATAAGAGAATGATTAAACATATTCATAAACTCATTGATGAAGCTGACGTAGTATGCCATTACAACGGACAAGCATTTGATATGAAAGAATTAAATAGGCAATTTTTATTAGAAGGATTGCCGCCTCCTAGCCCATACAAACAGCTTGATTTGCTTCGTGTAATAAAACGTAACTTTAGATTTATATCTAATAAATTAGATAATGTTTCTCAAGAGTTAGGTATCGGCGCAAAGATAAAACATTCCGGTATGGACTTATGGAATGATGTTGAAAAGAAAGACCCTGATGCTAGAAAATTAATGCAAAAATATAACGAACAAGATACACTTCTTCTAGAAATGTTATATAATAAATTGTTACCATGGTTGGGTGGGTATATAAACCACAATTCCTACACCTCCTTAGTGGTCTGCCCGACCTGTGGTAGCAATCATCTCAACAAACGTGGATTTCAAAAATCTAATACAAGAACTTATCAAAGATGGAGATGTATGTCATGCGGTTCGTGGTCACGAAGCAGCAGTTCGATAAAATCAGAGACAAAATCAAACTCGGTTATCAGCATAAGGTAGAAATAATGGATATCAATGAAATATCAGAGCGAATTATTGGCAAAGAAGTAGTCAATGTTGATGTTACTTATGGTGAAGATACATTAACTATTTACTTTAATGACGGCAGCGTTCTTGAATTAATTGTCGATAGTATTTATTACGACAGTATAGATTATGACGATTGAGCGTAATCAGCCCACTTTTGTATCAAAGATTTTAAATCATTTATACCATTTCCTATTAGTTTTAGTTTATCTTCTTGCACTTTATATACTTTATCTACTATTGCACCACTCTCATTAGACATACCATAAATAATTAATACCATAAATTTAGGCTGTTTAGATAATGCTTTTAATGCTATTTTTTGCCCAAGAGATATTTCTTCATTTGAATGTTTCCATTCTGCTATAAGAAAATGTTCATTTAATTCATAAAGCATATCAACATTCACTGGTAATATGTTTGGTTTTTGTTTAATTACTCCTTCTAAAAAACCAAAGTCAACGTGCTCAGCTTTCGGATTTCTCATTCCCTGTGTCATTTAAACCTCCTATTTTGTTATCCGGATACATCTTATAAAATTTATTTTTTATTTCGCTGAATATTTCAACTCTAATATTATTTTCTTCTTTAAAAAATTGAATAGTAAACCACTCACCCTCAATCGCTATTCTTTTTGTTATCATTTTTACATATTCCGTTTGCTGACAAGTCTCGACCACACCACCATTTTTTCTTGTCATATGTGTTTGCAGGCTGTTTACATTTGTGGCACACCTGACCGAAAGTTTTAATCCTCGTCATGAAGTGGGTCTTCAATCCACTCATCAGTTACAGGTGATGACATTTCTTTTTTCTTTTCTTTTTCCAACTTCTTAATATTTTCAGTTGCAAAAGTAATTATTTTTTTATACGTTTCAATTTTTCCATCAATGCTTGGGTCTTTTCTACCATAACGAACTGCATATTTAAGTATACTGCCATGGTTAACAGCTTCTGTTCCACAGAGATGATTAATGCAATCATCAAGCAAGTCTTGTAGCTCATACCCATCTCTAATTACATAATAACTGGGATATTTTGTAGTTTCCTCAATCATTTTTCTTCCTCTATAATTAACATACCTTTTTGATAATCACAGGTGAACTCTTTTACTTTCGTATATACAGTTCCATCATCACCGACCCGTGCCAATAATCTACCTTTATGGCAAATTAATTCTTCTGGTTCAGTTGGTTGTGATATATAGTATTGAGCAATAATACCACATACCAAAAATAACATAATAAATCCTATCATATAATTCATTATTTTACGTAGCATTTTATAAATTCTCCTTGTGTGTCATTTATTGCAGCGAGAGTATAATTACACATGAAATCTAAAAGAAAGGGGATTCATTATGTGGACAACACCAGCTGCAACAGAAATGAGATTTGGTTTTGAAGTTACTATGTACGTATGCAATAAGTAATTTCATAAGGATTCGGATACACCTACCAAGGTATATCCGACTCCAAATCATTAATATCCGCACCCTCAACAGCCGGAGCCGCAGCTTTGCTAGAATCAGGTTTCCAATTATCAACTTCAGCATACCAACCATTACCATTCTTGCTTTCTAATACGTTGAAGTTAATCCATTCGTCTTGTTTTGAATTTAAAAACTCAATCATACGTTGTTTATTAATACTGCCTGAGCCTTTTACAAAGTCAGGAGCATTGTCTCTCGGCGGCTTAATATTTAAACCATTAACAAACTCTTTATCTTGTGCCATTTATATTTCCTTTAATTGATTAATCATTAGTTCTACTTCTGCTAAGAACTTTAATATTTCAAACTTTAACATCTCAATATACTCATCGTCCCTCTCAACACGGACAACCATTAACTGAAGTCTTGGTTCAAAATTTGGGTTATATGAAATGAAGTCACACCATTTTCTGCCCGTTGTGGAAAGCTGAAACTGCACTTGAGGCTTATATTTTGAGGGCAACTTTCTTTCTAATAAATTCGTTGTATGAGTAGTTTCTATTGGGCATTTTATTTCAATAATGCCATCATCACCTACTAGACCATCAGGACTTGCTCCTGCACGCTCTATTGCAGGGTGTTGAACAAACCCTACTTCTTCTACTGTAACATCTTTGAGTTTCTCATATATTTCACGAGCCATTGGTTCACGCTCTATACCATCTTGCATAGCTTGATTCATATATGTATCTGTTTTTTTATTTGTCAGGCGTTCTGTTGCGAGTTGTAATTTATATTTTGCTCTGACTGTTGATTCTTGACCTTTTCTAGTAGCAAGGACATCTGAAACTCGACTGGCTGTAACTTTGCCGAGCCGAGCTTCAAACCATTCTTGAGAGAGTTGTTCCATTAGAATGGGTCTTGTCCCTGTTGCTTAATAGCATTGGCGACTTCTTCAGCACTCGCTACTGAAGTGTCTATACCAATGCCAAAAGCACCGAGTGCCCTACCGATAGCACTCGTCTCGCAGTTCTCAACATAGGAGGTTTTGTTGATGAACGTTGAACCCTCTTTTTCGTAAGCATGACCAGTTGCTACAATTTGACCATCAACTACAACAACTGCTTTAAATAAAACTACGCCATCTTGATGAGTTAATATTTCAGTCATAATAGAGCCTGTAGGATACATTTCTCTAAATCCTCTAATTCGCTCATGAACTTCTACATACTCTTTATTACCTTTGCCAATTTTTATGCTATTTAGCTTAGGTGTAACAGTTTTAACTTTATTTTCTTTCATCTGTTGTTCCTCTTGTTGAATTTTTGCAAGAGCGGCATCATTGTCTGCTTGAATGTCGCTCAAATGAACATAGGGTGTATTTTTATAAGTTAGATTATCCATAATAAAACGAACCCTCCTAAAGCGATTGTCCAGAACACGGCTCTATCTTCGGCAGCTTTGCGTTCTTTATATTTTTCTGATTCTTTCCAGTGATTATATTCTTTCATTTGAATCCTCCTTGTAATCATTATCAATGAATTTTTGACGAAAGTAAATACCATGATGGAACATTTCTTTTTGTCCATTTTGCCATGTTATTTTTATGAACTCGATAATACTCACGATAATTGTCAATAGAACTATTAGTAATTTTGCAATCATCAGGCATAGCACATGGTGGCTCGGTAAACTTACCATCAGGTATATTTTTAGGCGTATATATTAAAGACCACATGAGTTTCATACAAGCGTGTTCTTTAAGATAACGATAATTATATTCACGTATTAAATCAATCCATAAATCATATAGCCAACGATAATTTTCACGAGATTGACGAACCCAAACAGCTGATGGGTGATTGATATGTGTAGCTTGATAGATTACGTCGTTATGATGGTTATTAAGAACGTAACGTTTTTTCTTACGACCATTAACGACTTGATTAACAAGAGTTCCGTCAAGAACTCGGTGAGCAGTAGATAATAACTGTGCATATTCAAGAATCATTTTGACACAGTGTTTATCAAGGTGCATTTCTGCACATTTTTTTGTTTCTTTATGTAAATAAA